GCAGGAGATAGGAGATGTGTTAGGAATATGAGAAAAGACAAGAGGAGTAAAACCACCGCCGAGATACTCAGGGCGTTGCTGACGAGCATCGGGCGAAGTAACACCAAAGTGAGAACGGATAATTTCAGTATAACGAGTACCACCACGAGCATCACGTTCATATAGGCGTTGAAGCTGAAAGGCTTCACGAAGATCATTGATAGTAGCAGCAGTAGCATTACTTAAATCCGCACGAATGTAAGGATATCCAGTAGCATTAGGGTTCTCTTGAACACGGAAGGCAGTAGTAGAAGCACCAGGATCAATATTAGAGTTGTCAGTATTACCGTAGGAAGTAGTAGTACCATCAGACTCATAAACGGTAGCAGCAGAAGCAGCAAAGGTCTGATCGACCTTACCGATACCAAGAACCGGAGCAGAAGTGCCGAGAGGAAGGGTAACCTCATCACCTTTCTGCGGCCAGGGTAAGCAAGATGTAAAGTAGTCATGCCGCTTACCACGTTTTTTTAGAACATAATCAGTATAAGTATCAGGACCATCATCCACATCGACAACAAGGTCACCGATCAAATTTTGATCACGAAACCATTCATTATAAATCAAGTTGTAAGCACGGTGATGTAGAGAATTCACCGATAGAGAAGCGATACCAGTAGGAATACCAAGGTAGTCACTAAGAGAGCCGACAAGGGCACCAGTAACAGCAGGCATAACGATTTGGGGAACGGTATAGGAAGTAGAGTCACCAGGATTAGCTTGTTCACCATTGAATTTTTTCCAATTAGTCCAAAGTAACCGATTAGGAACAGCGAAGAAGAAATAATCTAAATGAAGATTATCTAGAACGGGAACAATCGGAGTCTGTAGCCGGACAAAGCTAGACATTTTAAGATTGAAGGTATCCCCTGGCAAAGCCTCATCGACATAAACGGGAACCAAGTATCCACTATCAAAAGTAGTTTTTAGACCGTGAGAACGGTTGAATTGACTACGCTGAATTTCAGCTTTTGGGACTCTTGAGAAATCATGTTTCATCAGGGTGGGCATTTTACCAGGGTTGATACCAAACATTTTTTAATCTCCTATTTATAGATTGTTAACCAATGTAACAGGTTTTTCAACCGGCATATCATTGACTTTTTTATACTCGACAGCGAGACCTAGAGACTGTTTTGTCTCATAAGGAACGATTGCGCCAGAATCTTGGCAGTAGTCACCGATTTCAAATAAACAGAAATCAGTAGGGAATTTACCAATAGAAGTGTCGTCTTTGTTGGCTTCAATTTGCCAACCACGAAGAGCTTCACCACGAGAGCGCATAACGAAGGGTTTTTCCCAAAACCCAGCTTTAGAATCATACACGCTAAATATTTTAAGTTTCATTTTCATATCTCCTTTTTAATTGTTGATTTAATACCAGCTTTTTATGGTGAGCGAGAGCCGCATAACGAGCGGCGCCTAAATCGCCACCCAATTTTTTAGCTTTCAATTCACGCATACGCTTAATTAAATCGAAATCTTTAGAGTCGTCAAGCTCTAAACGACGATCATAGAATTTTGGAGGTTTACATGCACGACCATTAACAACAACAGTATCAGAGGGGTAAATATCAGAAGACCATTTGTCATACCAACCAGAGGCAATACCAGGACGACGGGACATAGTAATATATTCCGGTTTTAATGAATATAATTCACCGGAAACAGGATCCATACGAAGATAGTGAGAATCAGCAGCATCACCAGTAATTTTTTTAGTAACATAACGAGCAACATAAGCAGCAGAGTCGAAAGTAACTTCACCAATAGTAGCAAACCCAAACGGCCATAACTCACTAAGAGATTCAGAGATATAGAGAGGATTCGAATTACTAACGGACCATTTTATTTTATCTTTAAAATCAAAGTTAAACAAACACGCATGATAATGGGGACGGGAATTTTTTTCCCCATATTCCCCACAATGGAAGAATCGAATAGGATAAGTAGGTTTACCGTCTTTATCATAAACCACGGAAAAACCAGAGAAGCGTTTACGAAGACGCTTCATAAAGTCTTGAAAGTGTTTAAGGTCTAAAGAGCCATCCCTCGGCAGATGATCAGGAGAGTAAGTAAGAGTGATAAAACAGTTATCCTCATAAAGAGATGCTTCATGTAAGCATCGGACAGCCCATTGACGAGAGCGTTCAAGCCGGCATCCAATACAACGGCCACAAGGCAGATCGATAGGCTCATCAAGACTAGCTGACTGTTTATTAAAGACAATGGGCCTCCTCCCATTCGCATTTGGTACACGGGCGCGATAACCCGATAACGGACTGAAGCACGGCATAATTTTCCTTCCCTCTCAAGAAATCAAACCTTACAAACGAATACCGCCACGCATAGGAACACCAAGAGTATTTTTCTTGTGAACCTTTTTCGCGGTGCGGGTAAATAGCTTTTTAGACTTACGACTGGGCATTTTTTTGCGACGCATAACCTATAACTCCTTCAAGTCATTTTTTAGACACCAACCTAGTTTGGTGTCAGTGGGACCATTTACATCAAGTAGATGTAATGGTCCCAAGGCAGATTTCCTATCTGCCCACGCCACCAACAGGGGGCGTTACAGTAGTACCAGAACCCCCGGAGAGGGCCGGGGGAACGGGTACCGCTGGCGAAGGGGTAGAGGATTCAGGAACTACCACTTCAACCTTTCTAGTAGCCAAACCAAGTTTAATAGCTTCCTCAGTATTAGCAGCATCACCCATGAAATCTAAGAATCTTGCAGGATCATTAGCAAAACGATTGCGAACATTAGCAGGCAAATTGTTAAATTGAGCATGAGCTTTATTCACTATGTTAAGAGATTCCATATAATCAGGAACAGCAGAAAAATCACCATAAAGAGGATTTTTAGTAACTAATTCAGGCATTTTTCCACGAATAGCCTTAGCGATAATAGTATTAATATTGCAATCTTCAACGAAGGATTGCTTAGTCAAACCTGGATCGTCCTTAAAATCCAAGGACTTACGTTCAGGGCGATCATACGGACTATGGGCTTTAGCAGACATTTTATTTCCTCCTTACAGGAACTCCGGACTTTCCAGACCGGATAAGTTGATCAGTTTCACGATGACGATTCCTATCACCACGGTTAGTAGCATCTTGATATTTTTCATATATCCACTTAGCAGTAGAACCGAGAGGGCCTAGACGCTTAATGTATGCGTCATAATCAGCAGCTTTAAGATCATTGATAGCTTCTTTTTCATCAGCTTTAGCACGGGCAATAGCAGCACCCTGTTGAGACTGAAGAATTTGACGCTCAAGCTGTTTAATTTTAGCGGATTCATAACCGCCGACAGATTTATAGCCACCAGGCCCTTCAGAGATAGTTTCTTGACGGGCTTTTGCAGCTTGGGCATCAGAGGCACCTGCTTGGGCTTTTAAGAGCTTTTGTTGATCTTCCTGCATCTCCAACTCCTTTTTGAGTTTGGAGGCCTCCATAGCGCTAGAAATAGCTCCAGGGACATTTTTAAGAAGATCTTCGGACTTATGTCCTATACCAGCAGAAGCAGCAGAGCCAGATGGAGAAGAGGCAGAACCCTGAGAAACAGCAAGCATAGGATTAATACCAGCTTTTTCCATATCCGCTTTACCACGTTGCCACGCAGTATTAGACATACGCTCTTGAAATTCGCGATTACGAGCAGCTTGCTCGGCATTAAACGCCTGCATATCCTCTTGCATACGTTGATTGGCGGCATTCTGCATAGCAGAACCCGCCATATTCAAACCAATAGAACCGGCGACTTGCCCTAAAACACCAAGCATTTACTTGCGGCTCCACCTAGAAATAAGATCTACAATTTTTTGTAGAAAGGCTTCTGGTTGACGACCAGGAATAGCCATACAAACAGCAATGATACCAGAAAGACCAGTTACCACGGCTGTAATAGCTTCAGGAGCAATATCCTTAAGCCCTTTGAGCATAGCCAATATTTCAAAGATACCCATACGTTCCCTCCTTAGAAACGATCAATAAACCCAGGTACGGAGTACGTAGGCATTGGTCGAGCACACTTCAAGTCAAAATAGAAGTCACCTAATAATTGAGGCTCTGTCGTAATTGCGACGACACGATCGACGGGGGGAGATTCGTTGATGAATGTTTCACCAAGAGTAGGAAGAGACCCGAATTCTTGGGCCAAGTGCCACAAATCGAGAGAGCCGGAGGCCGTCGAACGAAACTTACCTGTGATTTGACTTGGTTTATAGCGATATTCTGCATAACGCTCCTGATAACCGAAGACAAGGGAGTCATTGGCGTCATTTTGTGCATATATTTCCTTATTAAGAACAGCTTGTTCGCCAAGATGAGCGAGAGCAGGCCAATAGAAATCGAAACGAGTAGAACGAGAGAACATGCGGTTAAGGCCCTGCTGATAGTTCAAATCAGCACGAACCGAGATAAGACCGATAACCAAGCAATGTTCAGTGAAGGATTTAGAGAAGCCAACGCCATTCATATGAACAGTACCCATGCCAGCAAGATTACCTTGCGGCGTAGGCTCATTATCATTTGAGGACGTTTGAGCGATAGGATTGACGTTGAGAGGCGTAGAGCCACCACCGAGATATTCAGCACGCTGCAAGCGTGCATCAGGAGAAGTGACACCGAAATGAGCTTGGATAAGCTCAGTATAGCGCGTACCACCACGAGCATCACGCTCGTAAATACGCTGGATTTGAAACGCCTGACGCAATT